TTTTCAACGAAGATAGAAATTTACAATTAATTCTACAAACGTGTCGTGGGAGGACTAATACCAACAGCTAGTCCAAATCAAAGAGGTTTACACCCGTCTGCTAAGTTTCAACAATCAGATAATAATGCAGTAAACGAAATTAATAATATAAATATATTATCAACAGATATTTATTATGGTGATTTGACAGGTGATGGCGCAAAAATTTATATTATAAAAACTTATCCGGCTTCTCCTGCATACATGTATCAAGAAGCTATATGTATGTATCCGTTAACTAGATATTGGAGAGCAAAAGTTGATGGGACATGGAGATCTTGGATTAAAATGTAACCCATTCAGTCCAATTATTTAACCATCTATTTCTAATTCTTCGAGTTCCATCATTTCCTATAGCTATCTGGATTTGAGCATTACCACCTGCTGCGTTTCCGCCTACCGGTGACCCTAATGAAATGAAACTTCCATATTTAATACCAGATTTATTGTTTTTCGGAATATTATAGTCTGAATGAATTGCATAATACCCTGTTCCAATAAGATCCATATCTTCAGTCGAATCTGTTTTAGAGCTAAATAGGTTTTGATAAAGAATATGGCTTAAAAGTCCATCCTTTAATGCCGACGCGGGACCAATCAGTCCTCCCACAACTGATGCGAGGTCTTCTTTGCTGATTAAAATTGGGTTGCCGGAAGCATCTAATGCACGTACCCATTTTGCGTCACTTTTCTGTGGTAACTGGTTTTCGAATTGATCTGCCATAATTGTATTTTTTTAAATGGTTATTAAATGATATTTTATAATTCCTGCATAGCTTCTACCATCTGAGGAGAGCAATGTCCAGATACAAAACTCTGTAAATATGTGAACTCATCATCTGAAAGTTCTATATCTCCATCAGAATGGTAAATACGAAGGGCTAAATCCATCCCTCGTATATCACCATACCGATATATCAGATTGGCCAAGTCAAGCCGAACATCCTGTTCCAGCTTTTGAGTATGGTCGATACCAGACCAGAATCGCATTTTTTTAAAGTTTACTTTCTTCATATAGCTGATATTAAAAATTATGATTAACCACAGGTATATTGAACCCAATATCCCTGATCATCCCGTACAAAAAATCTGGATACATAATCATTTATAACCAGAGAGCTTGCACCTCCGGAATTATTGGGATTGCGGAATGAACCGGATAAGGTTATAGCACCACTGCCTGAAACTCTTTTCATATAAAGAATTTTCCCAGCAGGTGAAGCAGATGTACTCGGCATGGTGACTGTGATATTCCCAGAGTTACCAAAAATGAGAAAGTCATCGTTCGCATTGATGGTTGCAGATGATGTTATTCGTCGTGTGTTGACAACAACACCATTAATTCTGGTTTTTTCCGTACTTCTAGCCAAAAGCGAGACATTTCCATACGCCTGAATAGCCTGCCCATATCCGGATGCATTACAGAGTGCCTTGATCGCAATAGAATCAGATGAACCGTAAGTTTCAGCACTGATACAGATTCCACTATCGTGTCGTACCTGAAGCATTGCACTTGTACCCCGGTTAACTGAAAATAATTTGGTTGAACTGTTGTTATAGTTGCCAATGCTGAGAGACACATCTGCAGCCAGATTACTCAGACTCTTTGCACCGATTGAGAATCCTCCGATAGTTCCGGAGTCTGCGGATATATTACCTATAAATTTACCTGTAATCTCGGCATTGACACAATGGAAATACCCGGTATTCCCATTCAGGATCATGTTTGCAACTCCATTTGTTGACTGTTGTGATTTCATCACACCACCACTAAACATAAACCCTGCGACATTGGCTCCGTCAGAAAACAATGTATCGGTGGCAATATTCACCAGCTTGTTCATTGCTTCCCAGTTATCATCGCCGTTAGCTGATGTCGGTGCATCCGTAACAGTCGAGCCTTGAGTACGAACAAGGAAGTTATAATAAACCCCGTTAAAAGGATGTATTACCTTGTCACGATAGTCTGCACTCCACTCGTATGATTCTCCCGAACGCCATGGGCCACGATCACGTGGGAAAGCTCCCGTAGCCCCGGTAGCACCAGCTTCCGCTACTCCGATTCCTATTTCTGCCACATAATTGTCTGACCAGGCATTAGCTTCCGAGGATGACCAATAAGCACGGACTGCAAACTGTGTGCAGCCGGAAGCCGCCGGAACAGAGATGGAAGCCGACTGCACCGGACCGGCATGAGAGCGCCAGGAACCGTCATATTTTCTTGCAACCAACCACAGTTCGGCACACTTACCAACAACTCCGTTACGGTTTTTCTTGCAACTGACGGTAAAAGCTGACGGAGACATACTGCCAGTCGATGTATAAGCTATTGAACTGCATGAGCTATCCAACCAGTATAATGTCGGTGGCTCAATATTAGTGAGTCGCTGCCAGTCGGGATGCAGTGTGTTTGTTGATGGAGTTCCAGCCAAAAGATATCCCTGTGGTGTACGGACATAATTACCATTATTGTATTTAGCAATGGCATACGGTGGTGCACTGGTATCACGCAGTGCTACAAAAGCATTTTCAGCAAATTCTACCGCTGAGTTTTTCTTGTAAGGAACATTGCCTGAAATCCATGCTCCGCATGGGATAAAGCTGGCACCGGGAGTACCATTCTGTCCGGGTGTACCTTGAGGACCTTGGGGACCTTGAGGCCCCTGCGGACCTGTTGCACCGGTATTCCCCTTATCTCCCTTGTCACCTTTGGAACCGCTCACACATACTGCGTTTGTTGTGGTTTTGGAGTTATCCGTATAAGTGATAACGGAACGTGTCCACATGTATTTCCCATTTTGCCATGCCGGAACTGTTGTTGACCAGCTTCCTCCTGTTGTCGAGGACGAAGAAGCAGACAGATAATATTCTTCAACAATCGATTTCACTCCTTTGCCTGCCGCACCTGTATTGCCGGTTGCTCCTGTATTACCCTTCGCTCCGGTTATACATACGGGAGCTGTTTCCTTTGTCGTTTCATCCGTATATGTGACTTTTGTCTTCGACCACATGTATTTGCCGTTAACCCATTCCGGGGAAGTTGTCTGCCAGCTACCACCTGACAATGAAGTTGCTGATGTGGACATATAATACAGAACATCTACTGATTTAACGCCTACACCGGCAGATCCGGTATCTCCTTTGTCACCTTTATCTCCCTTAACCTTAGTCCATGTGTAAGAAGAAACACTGCTGCTATCAGCCTGTGTAAAATCTACATACTGCCCGATATAAGCACCGGGAGTTTCTCCGTTGTTGGCTGTAAAACTCTTGCCGCCATCATTGGAATATTTAATGTGCAGATAAGAAGTTTTACCATTGGCTCCCGCAGGTCCTTGAATACCCTGATCACCCTTAGGCCCTTGTGCACCCTGAAATCTTGCCCATTTGTAGGAAGTGTAAGATGTAGGTGCTGTGGAACTTTGTGTTACAGCCGTACCTATATAGGTGTTCGGAGTATCACTCATCGGATTACCATTTGAGTTTGCCGAATACTTTACATGGAAATATGATGATGTACCGGGAATGCCTTGAGAGCCGGTAGGCCCCGTATCACCTTTATCCCCTTTGGCGCCCTGAGGTCCCGTGTCTCCTTTATCACCCTTGTCTCCCTTGTCACCCTTGATTCTACTCCAGGAATACTTCTTGTAATCGTTACTATCTGCCTGTGTAAAATCTGTATATTGGCCGATATAGAGTTTATTGGTTGAATCGCTGGTACTGAAGCCCGAAGAACCATCTGCAGAGTTGGCATAAGCGATGTGCAAATAAGATGTCTGGCCATTCGTCCCGTTTGTTCCCGGAATACCCTGGTCACCTTTTGCACCCTGTGCACCTTTTGTTTTCATCCATTTATATGCAGAAACACTGCCACTGTCGGATTGTGTAAAATCGACATATGTACCCATCCAGTCTCCTACATCCTCGCCATTATTACCAGTAAAGGTCTTACCCCCGTCATTAGAATATTTAATATGGAAATAAGAGGTTTTACCAGCTGCTCCTGTAGCCCCGGTTTCACCTTTTGGCCCCGGGATACCCTGCTCGCCCTTTTCACCCTGAAGCCCTTGAAGACCACGCGGTCCCTGCTCACCCTGAATCTTGCTCCATGTATATTTCTTGGGATCTGAGCTATCAGCCTGTGTGAAGTCTACATACTGTCCGATATAGGCACCCGGCAATTCTCCATTGTTGCCGGTAAATGTTGAACCTCCATCATCAGAGTATTTAATGTGCAGATAAGAGGTTTGACCGTTAGCGCCATTTGTACCCGGTATGCCCTGATCACCTTTGGCCCCTTGCAATCCTTTAAAGCGTGCCCATGTATAAGCAGCCGGATCGGTACTGTCATCCTCTGAGAAATCAACATACGTGCCGATATAGTCATTAGGTGTATCGGATATATCAGTCGGCTTGACAGGATTCTGTAAATGGGAGTACTTTATGTGAAAATAGGAACTGCGACCATCTGCTCCTGCAGGGCCTTGTATACCTTGTTCTCCTTTCGGTCCCTGAAGTCCCTGTAAGCCACGCTGACCTTCTGCAACCTGCTTCAGCCAATCCGGATTATTATCAGCAGGTTCTGACTCTGTACCTTCCGGATTGATGCATAGCCATAATGAACCATTATGGGATACTCTATCAAAATAAGCATGTGGCCCAGCCTCCCATGCCCCTTTGTCAAGAGGAACCCGAATCGGCTGACCGGTAATGGTATCCGTCTGGAATATAAGACCGGTCATCAGGATATTTTGTAGTACAGCCGAATAGTTGTCACAGTCAAATCCCTGTACTTTCATTCCTTTCTTTTTCCCCAGCCAGCTTTTCATCTGTGCCGGTTCCGGGTCCCAGGTATTGGCGTTATCAAAGAAAGTAATACAATTGTTTCCGTTCAGGGTATCAAACAGAATGTATGTTTGACGGTCTTCGTCAGAGAAATTACCTGTCTGAGCAAGTACCATTTCCTCACCTGGTTCATAAGTCTCACCCGGTTTGTTCACCATCTTGAAGGTCTTCGCATCATAGTCGGCTTCTGTCACGCGAAACTGCATTTGCGCAAAACCAGTAAGTTTTCCTTCTTCATTTTTTGTTGTAAAGAAAGCAGACAGAATGTCATCAACAAACTGGCTCAGTCCGTCCGCTTCTGTCAAGTCTGGTATAACCGTAAAACTTCCATCATCATTCTTTATATATGACTTTACTTTGCAACCGCCCCCGGGAGATATAACAGCACGTCCTTTGAAATATGTAATGCGATTATAAGCTATTTCCGGAACAAATAATCGTTTACGAAAATAGCCTGATTCCATTTCCATATTCCCTTCATCGTCTATCATACCACCAGAAACACCTGTAATGAAATTACCGAATTTTGCTGTTCCTTTTACAACAATACCTTTCAAAAATGTCATTACATATTTTACCTGCTCTGCCACATCTTTCCTCAAAAACATGCCTATTGCTTTCAGGGCAGAAAATACATTATAGTCTGACGGGGTCTTGTTATCCGTTGTTTTGATAATGTCGATAACTTCCTGCTCTTGCTTTTGAGATAATACATACTGCAAATTATTCAGCCGGTTATCCACAGACGACTTCCATCCGGTACCGACCTCATCCGAGCAGGTAATCGTAGCCTGGCACAAGTCATTCAGCTTGCGCTGCACCTTCGTGATACGGGTATCCTTGTATCCGCCGGTGCTGCCGAAATACTGTTCTGACAGTAAACGCACATTCCACCCTATGCGGAGTGGTGTGCCGTTCTTCTCGATATAATTCCGGTCGGTGGTTCCGTTATATTTGTTTGGGTCAAAGCTGTAAGTATTCAGAAAGTCATTCACAGCTTGCTTGTATTCCTGTTCTGCCGCGGTAATGTATTCCTGCGGCAGGGCAAAGTTCCATGGAATATACTGATCGCCCGGTTTTGGAACAATGGCACCGCCGGGAATCTGAGTCGTATCATCCGGATAAACATTGATGATTTCCCATTCTTTAGTATCCTCATGCCACGCTGCCTGGAAGGATCCGTCAGTTCCGCGCCCCGCCAGTTCTCCTGTCTGGAACTGTAGCATGCAATCCAGATCCGGAATCTTGTAGTCATTCGGATTCCAGTTCATTCCTTCATCCTTGATGTAGTACACCGTGTATTTGCGCCCGTTCTCATTCTCTTTTTCTTCAGTTCGTATGGAAGATATGGTTCCAACGTATTTCGGATAAATTGCCGAGAAAGCAGCTTCTTCTGTCTCTTCCTTAACGCCATATAAGTTTACATTTTTGTCTACATACTTGGCACGGCTGGGTAACTGCAACCGGGAATATCCGTACTTACTTGCATCGATATTTCGTGTAGATCCTAACGGAAACAGGCGGGTAAAGAATTTCACTTCGCCGTTATCTTCCTGCGAAAGGTTAGTGAGTCCTTGCATATAGCCCAGTTCCTGGCGTTCGCCATGCGAAGCTTTGCAAAGATTTATGACGAATCCGTCTGCCCACATTTCTGTTTCAAATGTGGCAGCTATACCATTGCTGGAGAAAGCAGCATCCCAACAATTCAAGTTTTTATATTCTATATTTTTGTTTTCAGCCGATATAACAGTTCCGATACTCCATACGTCTTTTCCGGCCAGACGGTTCATATTCTCTACCCATAGCTGTAGATGTTCCCGCGGACCGCCGTCATAATAGAATTCAGATGTGGTATCTCCTTCAGAAAACAGCATCAGCACATCTTCTGCATCATGTATAGGGGCGTAGAACTTAACTGAGTATTCATAGTTTTGTGTATTTTTCTGCTTGGGGCGGTACTGGCGTTTTATTTTATAACGCACACCTTCCAGGTCGATATAGTCATCCACATCCAGCGGAACGTATGCGGTATGGGTGAAGGATGCAGATACACTGCACTCTCCTCCTATCTCCTCCGTGACGGTAGAAGAAGAGTTCGGACTGGCCGTCAGTCGAAGGTTGTTGGCTTTATCGTATATTTTCAGTTCCATTTTATCGTCATTTAATCTGTGTTTAATTAATTCCTAAACGGATGGCTGCGGTTCCAGAAACTTGACGGAAAACAGCACATAAAACCGGTCTCTTTCGTAGCTTTCGTACCAGTCCGGTTCTGCCGGCATGTCCTGATACACCATATTGTAAGTCCGGTAATTCTTTACATTTATCGTAAGCATTCCGGACGTAATCAGCGTCATCATGCGCTGGTATTTGTCCAGGCGGTCGGCTGCGGAGCTTCCACGAAGCCAGAACTGCAAGGTACGTTCGATGCTGCTCAACTTCACGTTTGGGTTCTGAGGAAGCTCTACCCCGTTCCGTTCCCGGAAGTCTACGGTAGTAATATCCTTTGCCTTGGGCATGCGAAGCAAGGCATCCATGTTCACGTGTCCACCTTCTTCAGTCTCGCCCAGGAAGGCACCGTATTCCGTCCATACGTCTGTTCCGTTTATTGTAAGGTATCCTGTCAAATCCATATCATTTCAGTGTTATACCGTTCAATTTCATATCACTCAATATCTCGTGTATCTCCACCAGGTGTGCCGTATGTCCGGCTATGGTGGCCAGCGTCTGGCTGTCCTGCTTCTGCGTGTTGCGGATTTCCTGCACAAACTTGTCTGTATTGGCCAGATGTGTCTGCATGTTACGCCCTATGCCCTCGAAGGTGGATATGCTTTCCTGGCTCATTGTTGTAAGTGCACCACTGCCAGGAGACTGGCTGCTTCCCGATCCGGATGCAGACCATCCGAAAGTATTCATCAGCTCTTCCCGGTCTTTTATCATCTGATCCACCATTGCCTGATTCTGTTCCCTCAGACTATCCACTTCATCTCTGGTCAGTCCGTCTTCGCCTAATTTTACCCAGTTGTCGTATAAGGCTTTAATCTGGCTGTTGTATTTATTCGCAATAAGTGAGCGGAAGAAGGCATTCTGGAGATTCTTTTCCAGATTGTCTGCCAGGTCTTCGTTGGTAGATTCCAGATCAGATATAAGGTCAAAGTATCCATCCTTAAACGCATCAAATCCGATTCCGGTAATGGCTTCCTGTTCCTTTGAGGCTATTTCTTCCAGTTGATCCGCGTAAGAACCGATATTTTGTATGTAATCGATGAATTCAGAATTTACATCCGTCAGTACGGAAACAAACTTCTCATCCTGAAGCACATTCCCGATAATACCTGCATCCAGCCCCAGTACATCACCCAGACTTCCGACCTGCTCTCCGACCAGTCCGGATAATCGCTGCCAGTCCTGTGACGACATCCGGTCATTCACCCGATATCCCAGGGAGTGGGATCCGATACTTGCACCGCTACCCGCCAGCATATTGGCCAGCTGCCTCTGCCGTTCAATCTGCACGTTTACCAGTTTTTTTGCTTCCTCTGCTGCCTTCTGCGCTTCTGCTCCGTAGTTGATGTCGATGTATTCCTGCTTCTTTGAAATAAGATCATCCCATATATCAATCAGCCCTTCATACTTTGATTTCAGATTTTCATATCCGGAATAATCTGCACCGCCGAAGCCAAACAGTCCGGCGATTGTATTGCCTACTCCAGTCAGAACCTTAGTTACACCGGATATGGCTGAGAATGGATTTGTAAGGTCAATGCTTTCCAGTCCATTCATTACCTGACTGACTCCGTTCAATGTTTCACTGACTGCTTCCGGAACTTTTACGCCAAGGTTACCCAGCATGTCTACGATATCATTTCCGGCATCAACAATGGCCATTCCTTTCTGTCCGATAGAATTGGCCGCTTCTGTCAGATTCTTCTGGGCACTGTATCGTTTATCCTGAGCAACACGAAGTCTTTCCTCCGCTTCGGCCTGTGTGACCAGCTTGCGGGTAAGGGTTCCTGTTGCTTCGTCATATTCTTCCACGATGACACTTCCACCCATCTGAGCCTGTTGCAGCAGGTTCTGAGCAGTACGTACCTCTTCCATGGCGGACTTGTAGTCCTCGTATCCCTTCTTCATTGCCTCGAACGGGGAACGGTCGGCCAGTTCGGAGTCTATCTCTTTGAAAGCATCCATTACCTCCTTGAAGGATTCCGGACTGATGTCATCACCGATTCCTTCCAGGTATTCCTTCAGCTTCTTGCGAAGGCTTTCCAGCGTATCGGTCGACACACGGTCCAGGTCACCGAAGATCTTATCCCAGTCCATCCCTTTCTTCATTTCCTCGAAGTCCAGGCTGGCCAGCTTGTCGTCACGTTCACGAGTCAATACGTCAGCTTCACCTTCTGTTTCCGCAGCGGCAATCTTCCGCGCGTAATCCATCGCGATGGCCAGACGCTTCTCCTGATACGTGCCGTATTGTTTATTGTAGTCGATAAGGCTCTGTGTAGCCTTGTCGCGGTATTCCTGCTCAATCTGATAGATCTGTTCATTATACACCTGTTCTGCCAGCACACGGTTGTTTTTAGCCGATTCCTTTACGGCATCATATTGGCTCTGCGGAATGTTGTCACCCTGCTTGCGTGCTTTATCCATCTTTGCCAGTGTATCCCGTTCCTGCTTGTCGATGTCGGCAATACTGTCATCATATTCCTGCTTTGCCAGTGCCATGCGCTTGGCAATACCTTCCTGCATGATCTGGATGCGAAGTTTCTCCGTGGTCTGCTGCGCACGGATACGTGCATCGGCAAGCTGGGAGGCGTAGTCGGTCTTTTCTTTAGTAGATTTTGAATAACTACCATCTAGCTCATCATCTATATAAGCCGATGTGTCAATCTGTTTTACTGTCCCTTCTATTATTTTATTGTTCTTTGCTATCTGATCAGTATACTTCTTGATATTTGACATACGGTGCTCATATTCCTCTATCAGTTTACCTTCTGGTGTATTACTGATCCATGCTTTCGCTGCACTGTCAACGATAATGCTTCCTTGGTTTACCTTTCGATAATTTTCCCACATTTTATCACGTTCCTTCAGTGCTTTTCCATATTCATCTTTATTCCTGTTTGTCCAGTTCGTATCTGCATTAATTCCTCGTTGTAGCTCAAAATTCTTCTTTGAATAATCTGCCACTATATCTTCAGCAGCTTGTGCTTGTCCCTTGCGGATAATTGCTTTGGTCAAATCATCGTAGGCAGATGCAGCTTTTCCTGCAAGGATCGTTTCATTAGTCAGTTTACCGAAATAGGAAGGATACATCTTTTGTAATTCATCTACGGCCTTATTTCGCTCCTTCATGGATTTACTACTATCCTGACTGGCTGTATAGAGAATCTTAAGTTTTGCAGACTCCTCTGAAGCCGCCTTTCCTCCTTCACGATGGGATGTATTTACAGCTTGTTGTAACTTCTGCGTTTCTGAAAGTTCTTTATTAGCTTTCCCTAAATTCTTTACCCAGTCCATAATATCTTTTCCATACACAATCCCTAAAGAAATAGCTGCGATTAATGCTGTTTGCCAGGAAAACACGGATTTTGCCAATTGTTTCCATACCGGTACACCTTTCTGACCGGATGCAGCCAGAAGCTCGTTCTGTTTCCGCACATCAGATATTGCATCCGCCAGCATAGGAAGGTTGTTGGAAATAGCGAGGATAAACATCTGCGGCCCCATGGCCAAAGATGGCAGTTCTCTTGCTACCTGGCTGAACTGCAGCTTCAGGTTGTTTGTCTTACGGGTTACGGCTTCGGTGTCGATGTCAATGGCCTGCGTTTTTGCGGTTTCTTCTTTCGTCTTTTTCAAGCTTTTCAGTCCAGCTTCCAGTCCGCGTACTTGTCCGGTAAGAGCCTGAATGTTGGCGGTCTCCTGTGTGTAACTTATACCCGCAGCTTTATTGACCTCCAACTGGTGTTTCTGTTCGGCAATTACCTGTTTTAATGCAGATATCAGTTGCAGAGTCTGATTTTCCACATCATCCACATTCTTACTCACGCTCTGTAGTCCGGCTTTGGTAAGGTCTTTCATGAATATTTCAAGCTGTACAGGTACTGCCATATCCTTAATCTTTTACTGCGTATTTTGTGAAGAAATCCATCGGGTTCATCCCCTTTGTCGTGTTCTTGTTATCTGTTTGTTTGTGACTGTTTCTTTGTTTCTCCCGTTCCTCCATTTCACGGATCTGCTGCTTCAGGTCCGGTTTCTTCGGAGGAACCCAGTGAGGCATGTCTGCCATCATCATTTGCAGGGTAACTACATTTACCTTATCCAGAATGTAGTCTATGCTCCAGCCTGTTTCCGTGGCAATCTGACCTACTACGCCGAAAAGGCTATGCGAAGGTTCCGTATGTCCCTTCTTTAACTCCTCTTGTCGTTTGCGCTCCCGGTCCGGCTCGCTAAGGGCTGCATCTTGTTCAGAGCTGCTGCCGATGCGATAATAATCCCGAAAGACGTGGTAGATGTACTGTTCAGCACCTGTCGCCAGGCGGCTGCAAGTTCGTCGGGCGTCATCAGTTCGCGGAGCATCCAGGCCACCGGGCGGTTCAGCACTCTTCCCAGTATAGGCCCTCTCACGATTCCGTATGCCACAATACGGCTGATGTCCTTTCCATGCAGGAAGACAAACCGGATACGCTGGTCCAGGTCGTATGCGTCATATTCTTCCGGAGTCACACCGATCCGGAGATAACGCTTGCTGATACGTATCAGGCTGCGTGTGGTAGGTGTCTTCATCGTGATGCGGAACGGACGTTTCCGCAGTACCGTATGAAGCGGCAGGCTGATTCCCCCGTCACTGAGGGAGACGCCTGCCAGCAGTTCTATATCCTGTGCCTTCATTACTCTTCTGCATCAGCGGTTGCGTCAGATGTGTCAGGAACCACACCCGGTGGATAGATTCTCCAGCGTCTTTCTTTTCCGTCGGCTGGTTTCAGCATATCTACCCTGATTCCAAACGCGAATACATTCTGCATGTTCAGACCGTTCTGCCATCCGTTACGGCTCAGTCGGGCGTTGAATACACGGAAGCTGTGTCCGGAATGCGTCTTGATGGTCAGCACGCCTGTTGCCATGAAGTTGGCAGGAGGAGTATATGAGCCGTCAGCTTCTGCCGTTCCTCCAAAGATGTCTACCAGGTTCTGCGCTTTGAGCTGAATCAGATTCATGGTAAAGGCATCCGATCCCGGGTTCTGCAAGATAGAATCTACCGGTCCGTCGGTAACCTGAGCGGCATACACATCCATAAATGAAGGTGAGTTTCCCGCAGGCTGCATCCCGTTTTCATCCAGCCAACCGATTGTTTTATCCGTTCCTGCGGAAGCTTTGAATTTCACCTCGGCGGTTCCATAGATAATTCCGTTGCTTGTATCTGCCATAATATTTATAGAGTTTGATTTTTGTTTAAATACTTTTTAATCAGTTCCCAAATAAGAAAAAGTAACAGCACCGCAATAATTGTTCCTACAATCCACTGTTGTAAGCCGGGCCGTCTTTCTTTCACCTCATTGCTGGTGGTTTCATCGCGTATCCGGTGCTCCGTTTCAGTATGCTTCACGGTAACTTGTCTTCCTGTGCTGTCGGCTGTAGCCGTGACGTTCACGCCACCTTCTCCGTCCGATTGTATGTCAATATTCAGACCGTCGTTCCGATAGTTCAGCCCGAATCCGGCAGGAAGCTTACTCAGGTTCAGCCACTGCTCCGCACTCACCGAGCAGGTCGCCGTCCTCTTCGGGACCGGCTCGTAAGTTGTTTGCTCGGTTACGCTCGTTCGGAGGCTGTCCGAGCGGACGGTTTCCGAGCTGGCCTTTCTGCTGCTGGCGCATCCAGATGATAGCAGGACAGCGGTCAGCATACCTGCAAGTATGTAATTTGCGTAAAGCCGTTTCATGATTGATATTCCGTTCGTTTTGTTTTCGTAGTTGTTTGCTTAATTCCAATACCGTGGCACTCAGGTCGTCATATAAAGCCTTGTAAGTGCCCTCGGTTTCTTTCACTGCGCGGACCTGGTATACTTTTCTGTCACGCCACCAGGCAATGGCAGTTACCAGCCAGCCGGCAGGAGCCAGCCAATCCATGAGTGGCTGTAACAGGGTCCAGTCCATAATGCTCTACTCTTTTTTAAACAGTGCCCCGATAGCCTTAATCACATCATAGAATCCGCATCCGCTGAGTCCCGCCGCCAGTCCGTAAATCAGCACCTGCCACCAGATATAGCCTGTAAGTAACGGGGTGAGCTGCAAAAGCCATGCAAGGATACATACCACCATGCCCACACCGCATGATATACCGATTTTGGCCAGCTTGCTTGCGGAAATAGCCGGAACAACTTTCAGAATCTGTGTCACCAAGGTAGAAACCAGGGCTACGATTCCCGTAAAGCTTCCCAGGTCGATAAGGAACGATGTTTCAGGTTCTGCAGCCGGAAGTACGGTCTGTGCAAATGAAGCCAGTGTTGTAATCAGACACAGGCAGAAAAATAAGATAATCCGTTTCATTTTGTCGTGCTTTAAAGTTTTAATGTCTGTTTTCTGTTGTTTCCGTCGCGCTTGTAAGACACATGCACCCACGAAAAATTCTTTTCGTCAATCAGCTGGTCGAAAGGCAGATTCTCACGGATGTAATCAAAGAGCTTGCGGTTCTCTTCCCTGCTTCCTGCCGTAATGTCGGCAGCTTCTCCTTTCAGATGCTGGCTGCCTGACGCACCTCCTACCAGCCGGTTCAGTTGCGGACAACGGTACCCTGAGTTTACGGTAACAGGTTTTCCGTACCATTCACGAAGAGGGTCAAGCACATTGTCGGCAAGGGCTTTCAGATTACCCGCCTCCTGAAGAGGCGGTGTATTCTTGATTCCATGAGCGTCGGCGGTGGTACTGGCACAAAGTTCACCCATTGTAAAGTGTTTCATACCTCATTCCTCCTTATGCCTGCTCTTTGGTTGTCGTTTCCACTGTGCCCACTACCTGCACTTGCTGAGGAGATACCTGCGTAATCTTTACGTCTACCTCTTTGGCGTCAAACCAGGACTTTCCGCTGTAGTAGATTTTCTTGGTAGCACCAGCAGCAACTTCAATCGAGTTGACCGTAAGCTTGTTGCTTGCATGAGTATTCGTAATTTCCAGCATGGCACCCATCAGAATGTCATCTCCTGAAATAGTATATGCCTTACTGTCTGAATCCGGTTCAATCGAAACCTTGCTTGCCTGAGCTGTCAGCGTAATGCTGGTTCCTGAAGCCGATACAGTAGCAGCTTCACGCACATCCAGCAACACTACTTCTTCGCCGAAAGCCACGTTGGTATCTGCCATCATAAGCATCTTGAAGAAATACTTCTCACCGGCGTTGGTCACCTTGTCAATCTGGATCACGTTGAAATCGTCTACCAGGTTCACTGCACCCCAAGTGTTGGAGTCTTCGTCCGGAGTGGCTACAGTACCGATAATCACACCGTCCGGAATGGCAGCCAGCGGAACAATGTTTGTGCCTTTAAAGCGTACGGCGTTCGTATCCGTCCAGTTGGCACCCTTGGCATCGCGTTGTGTCAGTTCGTCATCGTAACGGTCTGCATCGTCTACAGACATCATATAAACGAAATTCGGGTTGTTGCGGAGCACCTGAGGAGTAGCCTTGCGAACCTTCTGCAAACGGGTAATCATTGAATCAGCAGAAGAAGACTTCACGTGAATCACCTCGCTGTCGGCCATAATCTGAGTCAGGATACCGTTGAACAGATGTTCATCGTCTTCATCATCGTCTTTATAGATACCGTTAACGAAGTGGTATCCCAGCTCGAAGTTAACCTGACGGGACATCGCATCCAGCAACTGGTTCTGCACTTCAGGAGGAAGCTGGTCGAACACCATGTTTCCTTTCGGCTGATACTTGCGCCAGATTTCCTCAAAAGCTCTCGGGTTAAATTCCGTATAAGCCATAAAGTCATGCGGAACAAGAGCTTTCTCCGAATAATTGAAATCACCCTTGGAATCCTTCGATTCAGGCATTTCCTTGCGTTTCTGCAACATGGTTCCCGTCTTCAGTCGGGGAATGGAGTATTTCTTGCGGATATTCGGAACAAGCTTGATCAGTCCTTTCTGTACAAGTTCATTTCCGGTAGCCGCCTTGGTGAGCAGTCTTTCAAGAACCTCACCGTCATAGGCTGTGTTTTGAATCTGAATTGCCATGTTTTGTTTTGATTAATTGTTATTTACTACTTCTTTCCGTAACGTCTTTCACGGATGTTTTCCTGTTCCTTTTCCCATGCACCTTTGTTTTCGGGGTCGTTCTTGTCCAGTCCGTCGGAAATCATCTTTTTCCGGGGCAAAACTTCCAGAATCTTCGATGCATTTTCAAAGTCTTTCTCCAGCAAGGCACGATATGTGTCCTTGTCTGCCGGACGGATACGTTCCTCTTTTACCGCATTTTCCAGCATCGTGTCGATTTCTTTCCTTCGTGCTTCCGCAGCCGCATCCTCAAAGCCTTTCAGCTTCTGTCGCAGTGTGTCGTTTTCCGCCTTCAGGGTGTCATATTTCCCTGCTTTGTTTTCCAGTGTCCCGATTACGGCCAGCGCAGAGGCAGAATCTGCACAGTTGGCAAACAAGGGACGTTTCTTCAGTTCGTCAAACATTTGTTTATCGTTGTTTAATGGGTTATTATTCATTCTGTTCATAAAGAGTTTGTACACGTTGTCCGGACTTTCCACGTCCTGGCGTTCTGCTTCTTCCACGTCGTAAATTCCGTCCACGAATCCCATATCCTTTGCCTCCCTGGCCGTAAGCCAGTGGTCTTTACCGTCGAAGTAAGTCTTCTTTATTTCTTCGCGGTCTGTTCCGGTCTTTGAAGAATAGATGTCTGCCAGTGTCTCCTCCAGCTGCTCAATGTGTTCCATGGTCTGCTTCAGTTCCTCCTTGTTACCCCAGCACCCTCCCTGCACATTGTGAATCATCAGACGTGCGTACTGGCTCATGTACACCGGCTTTCCGCACATGGCAATCACGCTTGCAATGCTGGCGGCCACCCCATCCACGTAAATGGTAATGTCCGCCTTGCTTTCACGAAGCGCGTTGAAAATGGCGATTCCGGCATATACGCTTCCCCCAATGCTGTTGATGCGCACATCAATCTTACCGTACAATGATTCATAGTCGCGAAGCTCACGAACAATGTCCGCATCGGTCACGCCGTCCCACTTGTCGCCTATCTCCCCGTACAGAAGAATACACGCCACATCGGGCGAAGGTATCATATTGAAAAATCGTTTGTTCATTTTGCTTTTATTGCTGTTCTGGTGCAAAGTTGGGAAGAAAAAGAAGTCGTGTCAAGACGGATATTTTATGATGATATTTTAAAACGTCATCATGAGGATTTAATACGTTATCATAAAAATAACGTATTGTGAATGATGTATTTATGGGCGAAATTTGCAAAACACAAAATAAGATATAAAAGACATGGCAGAATTGACAAACACGCAAAAAAAGGAATATGCACGCATGCTTTACCTGAAAGAGAACCTTACTCAGCAGGAAATAGCAGAAAAGACAGGCGTTTCACGCCAGACACTTTCCCGATGGATCAACTCGGAAAAATGGGAGGAGATGAAGATTGGCATGACGCTGACACGCGAACAGCAGATTTCCGCACTTCACCGGCAGGTGGCCGAAATAAACAAGGCCATACAGAGCCGTGAAGAAGGAAAGCGATATGCCACTCCGTCTGAAGCCGACACGCTGGGAAAACTCGCGGCCACCATCAAGAAGCTGGAAAGCGATGTGGGGATCAGTGACATTATCAGTGTGGGGATGCGGTTTTCCGACTGGCTCCGCCCGCAGGACCCGGATATGACAAAGACGTTTATCCGATTGTTTGACCAGTTTATCAAGGATAACCTATGAAACAGCAGGACAGAGAAGCACTCCGTATCTGGGAAGATTACAAGCAGGATTCTCTCAGAAAGGGAGTCGTAATAGTAAACAAGAGCCGGGCCGAAATAGAACGACACAAGGCATCGCTCGAAAAGCGTCCGCTGGAGTGGATACGTTTCTTCTTCCCGGAGTTCTGCAAGTTCGACTTTGCCCCGTTCCAGATTAAAGCCATCCTGCGCTGCATCGAACACGATGAATGGTTTGAGGTACTTTCGTGGGCGCGTTCGCTGGCCAAGAGTACCTGCGTGATGTTCATTGTCATGTTCCTGGTGCTTACGGGAAGAAAACGGAATGTCATCATGGCATCGGCCACGAAAGACAGTGCCGTCCGTCTGCTTGACCCATACCGGAAGCAGTTTGAACGGAACGGACTTATCAAGGCTTATTACGGCACACAGCTGAACCTTGGAAACTGGAGTGAAGAGGAGTTCATTACGAAAGGAGGATGTGCGTTTCGTGCCGTAGGTGCAGGAAGTGCCCCGCGTGGTAGCCGTAACGAGGCCGACCGACCCGACGTGCTGCTGGTGGATGACTTCGATACGGACGAAGCATGCCGTAATCCTGACACGGTAAACAAGATGTGGGGATGGTGGGAAGAAGCATTGTACGGAACACGTGATACGGCCATACCCACACTGATAATCTTCTGCGGAAACATCATTGCACGCGACTGCTGCATCACCCGTGCCGGAAAGCAGGCCGACCACTGGGACGTGATTAACATACGCGACAAGGAAGGACATTCCACCTGGCCGGCAAAGAACAGTGAGGAACAGATTGACCAGGTGCTTGCCAAAATTAGCACAAAGGCACAGCAGAAGGAATATTTCAACAACCCGCTCACCGGAGGAAGCGTATTTACCAGGCTGGCTTTCGGTAAGGTTCCTCCTCTGCGTAAATTCAAATTCCTCATGGCGTATGGCGACCCTGCTCCGGGAGAAAGCAAGAAAAAAGGTGCCAGCTTCAAGGCCGTATGGCTGCTTGGCAAAATTCAGGGCGTGCTTTATGTCATTAAAGGTTTTCTGGACCATACCACGAACGAAGAATTCATCAACTGGTTTTTCCTGTTGAATGAATACGTAGGCGGAAAGACCAACCTTTACTGCATGGTAGAGAACAACAAGCTTCAGGACCCGTTTTTCCAGCAGGTACTGAAACGACACCTGGCACGAATCCGCAGAAAGAGGAACGAACAGCTTTCCATCAAGCCGGATGAAGACAAGAAGACCGACAAGGCTACTCGTATAGAAGCCGACCTGGAACCACTGGATCGTGAAGGAATGCTGATATTCAATGAGGCTGAAAAAGACAATCCGCACATGAAGGAACTGATCAACCAGTTTGACCTCTTTGAAATGACGCTTCCTTATCCTGCCGACGGCCCGGACTGCATACAGGGAGGAAACCGGGCCATCGACCGCAAGAATGCATCCTTACAAAAAACAATAACCGTAAGCCGGACGACCATCCGGCAAAAAAACAAATACAGAACATGAGCCAGTTTATCAACCCGGAAGATTACGACGCATCCATACACCGTGAAATACTCGATGCGCTCATACGTGAAGACGAATCACTTCTTGAAGTATGCGAAGACCAGGCCATCGCCGAAATGCGCGGATACCTGTCTTCACGGTTTGACTGCGACAAGATTTTTGCAGCCACCGGTTCCGAACGCCATCCGCTTGTACTGATGTACGCCAAAGACATCACGCTGTATCACGTATTCTGCATACACAATCCGCAGAAGATTTCCAAGATACGGATAGACCGTTACGAGCGAAGCCTGGAATGGCTGAAAGGCGTGTCAAAATTTGAGATAAGCGTGGAAGGACTACCGGCACTCGACGAAGATTCCACGAAGTTAAATTCCGCATTCCAGATGCGAAGTTATCCACGAAGAAACACCCGATACTGATATGAGCAAGAAGAAAAAAATAACCATAGGCGGAAACATCAATCCGCAGGGAAGTCCGGCACGAACGGTCATCATCACGCAGCCGCAGCGTTTTTTCCTCGACATGCAGAAATACATGAGCGGCATACGCGGGGCCGAAAACGTAGACTTCACCAACCGCGTACGCCTGTACGACATGTACGAAGACATCCTGATTGACGGACACCTGAGCAGTGTGCGTGACAAGCGAATTGCTTCGGCACGAAACATTCAGATAGAGTTCCGCCGTAACGGAAAACCGGACGAGGGAATCAACGTGATGCTGCGTTCACCCTGGTTTTTCCATTTCATCGAAGACCTGATAGACTCCGTATTCTGGGGCTTCTCTCTTTTCCAGTTCTACCGCGACAAAAGCGGATGGATTAATTACGAACTGATACCCAGAAAGAATGTTGATCCGGTTCGCGGGCTTATTCTTCACCGTCAGAGCGATATTGCCGGAACTCCCTGGACTGACTTCCGCGATGTGCTTTTTGTGGGGAAGCCGCGTGCATTGGGAAAACTGGCCAACGCTGCACCCTACGTCATCTTCAAGCGTAACGACATGGCCGACTGGGCACAGTTCTGCGAAATATTCGGAATGCCCATACGCGAATATACCTATGATGCGGAAGATGAAGAGGCACGCCTGCAAATTCTTGACGACATGAATGAGCAGGGAGCAGCCGCATGCTTTATCCACCCGAAAGGCAGTGAGCTGAAGCTGCTGGAAAGTGCCGGTAAAAGCGGTTCATCCGACCTGTATGACAAGCTGTATGAGCGGTGCAACAATGAGATAAGCAAAATATTTCTGGGCAATACGCTTACCACCGAAGCCTCCGAACGTGGAACCCAGTCGCTGGGAACCGTGCAGGAGAAAGGAGAAAAGAAAATCAATGAATCCGACCGCCAGCTTATCCTGAACGTGCTGAACTACGACATGACGGACATCTTCGAAAGCATGGGATACAACACACGCGGAGGAGAATTCGTGTACGTAGAACCGAAAGAAACAAACATCACGGTCATTGCCGACGTGATAACCAAGATGCGAAACGCAGGAACACCCGTATCCGACGACACGTTTTATGAACTTACCGGAATACCCAAGCCTGAGAATTACGACTTGCTGAAAGCCGAACAGCAGGAAAAACGGAATGCCGTAGTACCTGATAAGAAAGACACGCCTGACAGCAAAACTGCACAAAGAAAAGAAGAGAAATGGAAGGATTTAAACGATTCTCAAACGGAAAGTAAAAACTATTTAACCAGATTCTACAACCACATCCGCCGTTTTTTCGTCCGCGCCCCGAAAAGCGGGGCTTTAAGATGGTAATGAATGATCTGTACGGACAGACTTGTTCCTGCTGTCATTCCGTCCATCCCAGGAATGAAGCATCCGTTTCTGCCTCATTCACTCCGGAACTGATGGCACGTCTGCTGGCCGACATTTACGCGAAAACGTTCAATGTAGAGGAAGACATCTATCCGGAACTGTATGAAGCCGCACGCGACACCTTTGAACGTGCGCTTCAGGAAGGATACCCCATAGAGGATGTAGATGATGCCGACACCCTTTTCCGTCAGGCACTGAAAGACGATGCCGACGTGTTTGCCGCCTTCCGCACACACCGCATGCAGAACGACATCGCCTCGCAGCTGCTTGATGAAAACGGAAAGCTGAAGGAGTTCCGGCGCTTCCAGGAAGATGCTGAGTCTGTCATCGGCACCTACAACAACCACTGGCTACGTACAGAATACGACACAGCCGTACTCCGTGCCCGCTATGCCGCCGACTGGAAACGTTTCTCACGTAATGCCGACATCCTGCCCAACCTGAAATGGATGCCCACTACGAGTGCTGATCCTGACGTATTCCATATGGAATACTGGCGAATCGGGCTGACGCTTCCAAAGACACACCCCTTCTGGAAAAACCACCATCCGCACGACCGGTGGGGATGCAAGTGTGATCTGGAGGAGACGGACGACCCCGTCACGGGAATCATCCCTGAGGTGGACTACAAGCCTTCGCCCGGACTGGAGAACAACCCGGGACTGGATCCGGAACTGTTCAGCCATACTCATCCGTACTACGAAAATACTTATCCGGGAGCAGAGAAAGCGGTGGAAAAGATGATACACTATACGGTTATTCCCACCAGATCTGGAAAACTTCGGATACATGACGGACACGGAAAGCATGAGCGCGACGAGAACATCCGCATCGGAACCTACCTTGCCGAAAAGCATGATTACGAAATAGACTTGCTGGACAATCCGCAGAACCGGAAAAGTGCCGACAGTTATAACCGCACGCTGGAGGTGGAGCAGGAATACAAGATGAATGTCACCCCTACAAAAAGTTCTATTGACAACCTGCTGAGAGATGCGAAGAAGCAGGCTGATGATATTGTGCTGTGGATTGATTCAGACATATCGCTGGAAAACCTGGCCGCAGCCATACGTTCCCGTGTGAAACGTTCGCAAAACATATCCCACATCACTATAGTAAGAGATGGAAAGGATATACGTCTCAGCCGTGAGGAGATTTTGGGCAACGGATTTAAAATACGACCGGCAGACCTGAAATGAATCAGACCTGCCGGAAGGGGGTCCAAACCCGAGGGCGAACCGTCTGGGAATGAACCAATGCAAATATAGCTATTTTAAATTTATTGTCAAACGAATATAAGACTAATTGTAATGAATACTTCCGATTTTAAAAAGATACTGAAACTGCTGGAGCAAGACTTGCAGAAAACCATCAGCGACACGCTTCCACGGAAGGCGGGAGTGCTGGCCGTAAACCATACACGCCAGAACTTCCGTGACGGAGGTTTCCGCAACGGAGGACTCCAGCCATGGAAGCCGACCCGACGGCAGCAGTCGGGAAGCAAGAAAGCTTCCGACCGTTACGGCCCTCTGCTTAGCGGACGAAAGAGACTTATGGGAGCCACCTACGATGTGCCGATGAAAGGAAAGGTCATTGTGCGGAATACCGTAGAATACGCCGCAATACACAATGAAGGAGGAACCATCAGCACCCATCCACGCATCACGCCCAAGCTCCGGAAAATGGCATGGGCACGGTATTTCAAGGCGGCAGGCATCCGGCGTGGAACTTCCTCGAAAACCCGGAAGAAGAAAGACGCTGCTGCACCTCCTGAAGCCCGTATGTGGAAAGCCATTGCCCTGAGCAAGAAGTCAAGGCTCAACGTAACCGCACAAATACCACAGCGAAAGTTCCTCGGACAAAGCAAGGAACTGACCGAGAAGCTACAGGAAGAAGCCGAAAAGGAACTTCTCAAAGTAATGGAAACAAGGCTCGGAAGCCTGAAGTGATTTTAATTATTAACTATTAATTATTCATTGAATTACATGGAAACTTTATTCAACCAGATACAGCAGCTTGTAGCAGACAAGATTGAATGGCTCGACAGAAACGTGGACGAGGACTACGGACAGCTTGAAATGCTTTACCGGGACGACGAAGACTCCGACACCTATCCTCTCACCTTCCCTCTTGTGCTGATAGACATACCTGAAACCTCATGGACTACCATGGGAGGAGCTTTCAGTAAAGTACAGTCGGGCACGGTAACCGTCAACGTGAAACTGGCAATGGACTGTTACGACGATACGCATTTCACCAGCGGAACAGCCGACAAGGCTCAGGAACGTGCGGACAAGGTGCACGAGCTTCATTCACTGCTGCAGGGATGGATGCCCATGCATTCATCTTCACCGCTCGACCGTAAGACCAGCCGCAGCCAGACGATGACCAGGGGAATAAAAGTGTATGAATTGAACTACGAGTGCCGCATGATAGACGACGCTACTCAGGTATGACAGACACACGCTTGCTGTATTTCACACCGGCCTGCCGTCCGCGCTTTCTCTTGGAAGGCATGGGCGGTTTCTCTTCCATGTTTTTACCCGAACGGTATTCGCGATCCAGTTCCTGGAGAAATTCGTAATTCTGGTTCACGATAGTACGGATGCGTTCCTCGCTAATAAAAAATTCTCTGGTAGACAACTGATGAAAGGTATCGTCAAAGCGCAGACGTTTTATCTCCGTCCAGTAGTAATATCTGCGGAGCAATTCTTCATTTCGCATCGCTATTAATTCTGAGTCCCTTCCTTTAGGCATGTCAATATCCATTTATATATTCGCAAAGATACAAAAAACCGCACAAAAATCAACACTTTATGCCTTGAATCACCTCTTCCGGTACTTTGGACGACAGGACTGCCGCTGCCTGCCGTAATTTTACAGCGTCATGACAGAAACAACTGATTTATCAACCCTCAAAAACATTACTGACTATGGCTATCAATTACAGCATTGCACAGATGAAAAACCCCAATGACAAGGGGGCACCGGCAAAGTATTATGCGAAGGCACAGGCATCCGGAAGCGTTGACATCAACGAACTGGCCGAAGAAATCTCGTATTCCACTACCCTCACCGACGGAGACGTGCTGAACGTGATCCGTGCCCTGGTGAAACAGATCAACAAGCATATTTCCAAGGGTGAAATTGTGAAACTGGAGAATCTGGGCAGCTTCCAGGCGCAAATCTCCAGCGATGGCGCAGAAGCTGAAGAAGAATTCAGCACCGCCAACATCCGGAAGGTATCGCTTCAGTTCCGTCCCGGTATCGGTCTTCGCGGTCAGCTCAGCCTTGACAACCTGACGTTTCACAAAGTGAAGCCGCTGAATGCTCCGGCTGCGGAAGAGGAAGAAGGCGGTCTGGGAGCCTGATCACCGACTACCCGGCAGTGACTGCGACATTACTGCCAGGTAGTGATCCAACTACCCTGCGGTAATTAATAATTTACTACGGGGTAGTTTTTTCATTTGAATTTAGTAACTTTATAGTCGATTCATTAACTCTTAAAAACAACACAAGCGACCCATGAATGCCATTTACCTGACCGATCTGGCCCTGCTCTATTTTCCTCACAGCACCCCGCGAAGTGCCGTTTCCCAACTTCGCCGCTGGGTGAATCTCAACTCTGAACTTCAGCAGCGTCTGACCGAACTGCACTACCAGAAAGGACAGCGCGCACTGACTCCCCTGCAACATGCCGCCTTCGTAGAGTTCCTGGGTGAACCGGGAGAATGATACCATACACAGACAGCAATCCCCGGCATCGGTTTTCGGTGTCGGGGATTGTTCTGTCAGTCTTCAATGTAGAAGTCCAGTTCAAGCAGTTCTTTCATGAACCGGTCCCGTTCTGCTTTCGACTTAAAATCGCTTCGTAGTGTTACCCATGAATCAGGATGATCCAGATTCTTACACTTGATAATCGGTTTCCCGTTTCTTTCTTCGGCTCTGATCACCACAAAACCAGAATCACATACTTTCTTTTGGTCTTTTGCGTTCATGATCAATTACTTGTTATGGTATAGGTACCTTCTTCGCATGATTCTATTCTCATGTCTATCTCACTCTTCACATCTTCCAGAACTTCCTGTGCTCCTTCGTTTGTAAAGTCTGAAAGAACCTGATCAATGTATTCCATTATTTGTTGTTTTTCGCTCATATTATTCAAAAACCATTTGTTTACCGTAAATCTTCGCCACTTCGTATTCGGCCTGACATCCTTTGCTGTCTTGCCATCCACGGCAGAAATAGACTGCATCGCATTCCAAGAGAGCCTGAATGTCTCGCCCCATGTGTTCCGCATAAGATGCGTTGGAATCCGGTGATACGTCGAATGGAGTTACCGGCTCGTGTCCATTACTTACCAATCCATTTTTTACAATGTCTAAATGAAGTTTCACTTCTGTAATGTCTTTCCCGCTTATCGGGATGGAGATATAGACTTTCTTTTTCATAGTTTTTTCCGTTTTCATGGATGTTCTTCCCATCCTTTTATTACCGTTAAATCTATAAACCAATCACCTATGATAGGTATCGCATAATGATACTGATTTACATATCTGATTTCCGGTTTCGTTATTTCTACAAAATTCCGCTCAATCTCTTGACCAAAGTTATATTTGCTGAGTTCCTCCAAAAACTGTTTACACAGATAATCAGGATGTTCGTAATTCATGTTCCAGCGTACTGCAATCAAATCCAAATCGCGAACAAGACTACCATGAACGGCTAAAGCATATCCACAATTAGCAGCTATTTTTCGAAGGTTTTCCAAAACACAAGCATAAAACATTGGTTTTGGATTATAATTTATTTCACTCTTATTTTTTGCCATTATTATTCCTCCAATATCAATCCACCATTTAAGACGTGTTGTATCATTCCGTCGGACATTTTTAATGTTTGTTCTAATGTAGGACGATACCAATCATTCACAATCAAATAACCAGGAACAGTTTTCTTGTCATAAGTCTTGTCATGATACTTAGTTCCACCACATCTGTTGCATCTAATTGTGAATGGCGTTACACCTTTGTCTCTATACGTTGTGTATATAATATGACCGCACGTATCGCATGTGTATCTATCTACGGTTCCACGACCATCATACATTCTCTTTTTTTCAATAGAATTTACAAGCTCGTTGTATTTCTTTTCAATATCTTCTTTCTTCATAAATCAATAATCTCAATTTTCAGACTTGTTTTTAAATCACACATCATGTCGATTGTGTCGTTGTTTTCCACATCGAAGCAGATACCCAGTAATTCCGGGTTCTGCTGTGAACGTTGCACCTTCAGATCGCAGGGGCGGTTCCACTTCACCCAGATGAACATAAACTGGCTGATCATGCTGTAATGAATTTTAGCCGCCACTCTGCGAGGTCTGAACAGATTAAGGTTCTGGTTCTGCATAGGGTTCTATGTTTTTAACAACCTGTCCACTCAACCAGATCCGTCCGCTGCCCTGACATTGCGGACACACTTTCTGCTGGGGATATTCCCGGCGCACATCTTTCTCTGCATACACGGTTATTGAGCCGGTTCCTCCGCACTGGCGGCAAAGGCATACACGGCGATGGATATAAGTCTTTTCTGTTTTCATCTTCTGTCTGCATCATTAAATTCAGGTTTCACATCGGGGTTTGCTTCCGTATCGAAAACGTCCATAATGGCGGTTTCCGATACGGAAGCTATCACATAGTCTGCCAAAGTTCCTTTCATGCCTTCGTCCAGCTTCTTGATGGCATCACGCAGATCGGAAGCCTGTACCAGTACATTGAAAGGAGTACGCTTTTCTGCTCCGCTCTTCTCATCGAGAGTGACAAACCAAAGTTTGCACTTAAACCAGCGGTCGGCTGCTCCTTCTTCGGACGGGAACAGTTCATTGTAATTAGCTTTAGCCACTCCTACAACTTCAAATTCCCCACTCATAAACGGTGTCATTTCTTCGATGATACGGCTTTCGGCTTCGGTGAAGCTGAGCGCGTCTACCAGATAGGGTTCTGTTACTTTCTTCTGCATTCCGTTTTCCATCGTTTTCTCATAACGGATTTTACATGTAAACCAATTGTGCATCATAATTTTTCTGTTTTTGTTGAGTTTTTAAATATTACGTTAGTGTGGTCTTCTCTTGAATCATCCATACAATTAAGTCCGTTGCCGTAGCAGCTTATGGTGTGTTCAAAAAACCAGCATCCGCTGCAAGGGTCTTCCGGATCTTCCACTTCGGCTACTTCGAGCGTATGTCCGTTCCAGGTGAACGTTTCACCCAGTTTGTTTTCTTTTGTCAATTTTTCCATGCCAGTTTGATTTTATCTTTCAGCTTATTCCAGTCCCTAACCGCCATACGTGGTTCCATCCAGCAGAGCCAGCCCAGGATTCCCAGCAGATCTCCAAGGATCCGGAACAGGAATCCCAGGATGATCAGCGGCCCGATGACAAGGGAAAAGGCTGTGAACAGCATGATTTGTGTACGTTTGTTCATTATTCGATGAAATAAGATATTACTACCAGATTGCTTCGCATTACTATCAGGGACATCCGGTTATCGTCTTCTCCCAGCCATACGTGGATCAACGCCCGGCGTGTGTGTCCCTCATTTTTCAGGTTCTCAATACATCCTTCGATAATCACTTTCAGACGAAGGTATTCATCACGGGTTGGCTCCAGTTCCCGGTTTTGAGTTACACGGGTCATGTATCCGTGCAGCTTCTTCATCCAGCGCGGCCATTTGTCGCGCCGGATGTTGGTTTTAAAGGTTAATTCAGCCATAGCTATTCCAGTTTTACAATTTCGCATTTCGCCAGGAAAGGAGATAAATTCCGAAAATTACAGGCGTTAATGAAGCTGTTGAATTTCCTTGCTTTTTTAAGATCTTTGACAAAACATAATTCATACGAATAATCGGATGATAATTGGGGGTAACCTTTTTTAAGATAATCTCCAGCTCCTGTCTTAATTACATATATCCCTTTCCCTCTATCATTTATATTTTCACCTGTCCAACAGTGTATGCAATGAGGTCCGGACGGTGCGTTGTAATATCCTTCGTTGGGTCTTATTTCTATTCCACATATACAACAGAATAACTTATTCATCTTCCTTTTCCTCCTCAATCCAAAATGTGATTATAGGTGTATCGTAGAGCGTGTATACCGTAATGCGGTTATCTGTGCGTTCTATCTTATGGGTTACACCAAGAATATTTTTCGAATTTCGAACTATGTACACAAAATTGTTCAAGTATCTTTCGATGATGTCCATTTCTTCCTTTGCCTCCTCTTTCGTAAGAGATTTAATAGGAAATCTATTGTGATAGTATCCAGACACTTCCAATGCATATTTTGGAATAGGTTTCTTGATAAATTTTCTTTCAATTCTGTACTTTCCCATTTTTCTTCCATCCGTTAAGTTTATAAACCATATCCTTCGCTTCCTCCGGTGAATGACACTCCGCTATGGGAGTGCCTTCACATGTGGACTGGGTGTATTCATTTCGATACACAATCCAAAGAGGACCACGGCGTTCATACGTGTATTTAGGCCGTCTGGACCGCATCGCTTTCCTTCTTTGGTTCTACGTAGAAAGATTCGTCCTGTACCACCTGAATACCAATTTTCGGGAATAATTCGGCCACTTCAGGAACTTCCCGGTCGGCCAGCAGCTTGTCCTTGGCCAGTTCCTCTGTGGTACGGATATAATCAGGAAGGAATTCTTTTACCAGGTTTGTAACCGAGGCCCACGTAAAGCCTTTCAGATTCTTCAGCTTCGGGTTACCGGTGCGGAATCCGATGATACCATGTGCCGACTCCAGACTCTTTTTCTTACTGAAAAGCGTATCCTTATTCTCAGTGGCGTAGGTTTGCATCACTTCAAAGGTGCGGTCTTTCGTTTCGTTCAGTTCGGCCAGCTGGTCGGCGTACTTCTCGCGGATCTTAGTCATCTCCTGATCCATCTTCGCGGTAAGTGACTGGGCCTTTGCGTCGGCCATTGCAAACTCGGCAAATGCCTGTTCGTACTGTTCGCGGCTTACTCCGCTGATTACTGTTTTCTTGGTTCTTTTTGTTGCCATTTTAATTGAGTTTTAATCGTTATTTAAATTCTGTATAACACAAACGTATTTTTGCTTCTGGATTAAGTCCTCTTGCCAACCGTCTTACGTCATTAAGATTATCTGTCCGCCAGCAAGTACGTAGGCTATTGACCGGTCTGTCTGGTAAGGAGAAAATGATCCTCCATACGATGTATTTCTTCCTATTCATCCCTCATGTCCTCCATTGCCGCCAAATCGTATTCCAGTTTCATGGTCTCATCAGCCTGTTGTCCGCAGAAGTTCTCCAGTTCGCGCAAGATTAATACCTGGTCGGCGTAATCGTAAGGCTGAAGCAGTTTCACGATGCCGTTCTGTATCCTTTCAATTGTCTGTTCCATAGCTATTCCTTGTTTGATTTACTATCCTTGTAATCTCTTACTACCGGGCTGCCAATCAGCTCTCTCCTGCTGTAATATACGCTACGCCCTTTTTGGTATCCGGTTATCAGTCCTTTGTTGGCCCATCTCTTTATAGTGGTTTTTCCACATCCAATCAGCCTGCACGCATCGGCCTGTCCTATCAGGTCATCGGGGGCTTCTGATATGTCTTTACGTGGTGCCGGAGCCACATCGCCAACTCTCAGACCTAACCTGCGTTCCACCCTATCCAGGCGAAGAAGCAGCTTTTTGTACTCCGAAAGACTCAGTGTAATGGTTTCTTCCAGCTCCTGCTCTTCCTCTTCTTCCGGTCCGTCCTCCAGATCCGGACAGATGGAACTGATACCAATCTTTCCGGCAAGGAACTGGGCTGCATCGCGTGCGGCATAGAAAAGAGTTTCGTTGCGCTCGTCTTCCGGAACGTCGCGCACATACTGATTGAATACCCATGATTCGCTGCGTTTTTCTTCTAAAACTTCCCTCTGTATGCGACATATCGGATCGTAATTACGTTCTTCCAGATACGCTATTGCACGATTTATTTCTGATTGCTTTCTCATATCATTCCTCCTTTCTTGCCATTGCCTCAAATTGTCGTTTCACTTCCTTCAGTTCCTCCAGCGACATTTCCGTAAGAGGCTTGCGGAACTTGCTGCGTGTACGGCAGAACTGGTTTATCTTCGCTTTGTTCATTTCAAAATCCGCTTCCGTTTCGTTCGTGTAATTCTTGTTCAGACAGGAGATATGAAACGAAAGGGAAAAAATCTGTTTCACTACTTTGCGTGCCTCACGATGGATGCGGTCAGCTTCCTCACGGTTGAACCGTGTTAGCAACAGTCCGGCTTCTTCTTTGGTCAGTCCGGCGGTGCTGTCGGTTCTTCCTTCCGTGAACTGGCTGATAAAACCATGGCGGTCATCATCATCAAATCCCATTTTCCGGAACTGAGCGTGCAGCGCCTTCACCTGCTGCGGTGTGATTGGACGGTCTTTCATCATTGTTCTCATGTATTCTGATTATGAATTGTAAATTGAAAAGATTATTCTTCTCCGTAATATTGCCGGGCTTTCTCCGGCACGATATCGTAATGTCCTACGGGACCGATAAAGCGTCCTTTTGAAAAGGCCCTGAAGCCTTCCACGTAGATCTTCAGCGAGGCATCGTACATCACACCTTTGGCGGCACGTCCGTTGGGTAACTGGCCTTCGGCGTGGCTGATGAAGATGAGCAGCTTCCGCTTATGTTGTTCCTTAAAGTCAATGTACTGACGGTACGTCATTCGTGTGTACTGGAAGGAATCGATAACCACGATGTCCGGGCTTTTCTGCCGGCGGAGTCGTATGCTGAGTTCATCCATATTCTCGTTGTCGATCAGCAGGAACTTCTTGTTTACTTCCATCATCCCGGTTCGGCGGATGGCATCCTGCATGGTGCGGCAGGCACCTTCCTCCATGCTGTCGTATGCCACACGGCCAAAACGGCACAAATACTTGCAGAGCTGGAGGGCAAAACTGGTCTTTCCGCTACCGGAGTTTCCCCAGATGATCCAGACTCCACGGCGTTCCGGAGTGCCGAATGCATCATACCAGGAACCATCGAAATCCATCACATCAAACTTCATGGATAGAAGTTCACGGACTCCTTTCGCATTGCGGTCGAAGGTGAATTTCTTTTTCTGTGGGGGCGGTGTAGTATCCTCTTTATTCATTGCTTCCTCCTTTCCTTCTTGCTTCGATAATACGTTTCTGACGGTGGATGCATCGTTTCACGCGGCGAAGGTCGTTGTCGCTTCGCCTGGCATCCTTCAGCACCTCTTCGATATCGGCACGGTCGGTCAGATTGTTGGCCTGGCAGATGGCGTAGATGTCATTCTGTTCTGTGGGAGATACATCGAAGAAACGACGTCCGATGCGGCTGTTTATTTCCTTGTAACCTTTTTTGTTGTAGCGAAGTCCGGCTTCCATGCGGCGTTTGATGTAGTCTGTGCTGAGAAATATGATGCCGGAGTGACCTTCCAGACGGTTGTAAATGCTGATGAAGTAGTTGAACACGCTGTCAGTAAGCTTGTCGCCTTCATCGAATACCAGCAACGGATTTCCCAGGAAAGAAATCATGCTGATGGCATTCTCCAGCATATCGCGGAGGTTGGTCGTGTCGGTAGGTGCGCCTACCTGTTTGGCTATCTCACGAACGAAGTCTGAGCGTCGCATATCTTCCGAACAGAGGATGTAGAACACATTGCGGTGCGTACGGCGGTATTCAATGGCTGCTGTGGTTTTTCCGCATCCGGCATCACCCACAATCCATGTCACGTTCTTGTATGCCTGTGCGTCACTCAGCGCAAAAGTGATTTCCTTGAAAGTCTTTCCTTCGTGAAGGTTCCATGAGTCGAAGGCAAAGCCTATCTGCGAAGCGATACGGATAAACATTTCATCACTGATCAGTTCATACTTTCCGTTGCAAAGCTGGCTCACGGTGGCCGAACTTACACCCTGCAAACTTTCTGCGGCACGGTTCAACGTAGGGTAATTGGAACGGTAGGCAATCAGTGCGCTGCGTACCTGTTCTTTCATTTCTGTTGTTAATCCTTTCATTGTTTTAATAGGTATTTAATTGTTTGTTAATTGTCGTTTTACCATTTGTTCAAACAGTCCAGTTCATCGAATGTAGTGTTCGATACTTTCTTTGTCCAGTCTCCTGATGAGGCAAAGGTCAGCGGTTCATCTGCCAGTACAGGCTCTTCCGGAATATCCGTTTCGGGCATCGGTACCGGAGCTTCCAGTGTTCCGTGCTTCATTTCTTCGCGGTATCCGTCAAGCTGCTTTTCGCTCACGGCCACCGGACGCGGTATCCGAAGTTGGGTGTATGCTTCGCCCATGGCTTCCTCCATGAAAAGGTCTTCCTGGGCGATGTGCATGGCTGCACGAGTGCGACGGTTGGCATCCAGTTGGGCAAACAGATAAGCGTTTTCCTCTTCGGTGCGTTCCTGAGTGGCACGATGGATCGTGACTTTCGGTGTAGCGATGGCCGCATACTTGGCTCCCGTGTCAGTCACCGCCCATAACTCGATGCGGGTCATGTCTTCCGGATCGTAGCGGTAGAGGAACTGACGGCCTACGTTCTGCAGGTGGAAGTTCATATCTACCAGCCCGTCGTCGCCATACACCATGTAGCTGTATTCCTGCTTGTTCATGCGGAAATTGAAACCTTCCTTGGTGTATTGCACCGGAGCCTGAGAGAACAGCATGAAGATTTCGTGTGCTTCGTAATCATCCAGCGGTTGAGCTTTCGGATTCTCAATGGCGGTGTACATTTCCAGTCGGGTCATGCCGGTAAGGCTGGTAGGATGCTGCATCGAGTTCCATTCTTCGCGGCAGTCGGCATACTGCTGTTTCAGTTCTTCCAGCGTAGGCAGACGGTCGATGTTCGCCATTACCAAGTCAATATTGGCACGGCTTGAAAGCTTCTTTGCCGTAATGTTCTGACCAGTGAAGTTGTACATCTTGTGAAGTACCTGCTGCTGGAACCGTCCGAAAGCGGACTCGATGGATTTTGACTGGCCGTTGTGCGGCATCGTGGTTTTGTGCAAATGGCAGAGTTTCTTGAAGAATCCCTGTGCGGCCAGCTTCTTGTGTCCTCCCTGGTTATCGGTCACTATCTCATAAGGCTTCACCTTCCATGTCTGCAGTGCCATCCGGTACGCCATGTACTGGTTGTAGAAGTTTTCGCCGTCACCGATAAAGTAGCCGAGGAACAGTTCCGTGCAGGCATCCATCACCTCGTACACATCCGTGGTGCGTGCCACCCATCGCTTCTGCCTTTCGTCGTACGCACGATAATAGAGGTTTATCTTTGTTCCGTCTGAGTACCACAGCGAGTTCGGCATGGACGGCATTACCGTATCGAAGGTTGGCATATACTTGTTTTTGAATTCCCTTTCTCCATTAACTGCGGCATACCACCACACCATTACTGCCGGATCATTCAGATACGTGTGCATCGTTGTAGGACTCTTGATGGTCTTCAAGCCGCGAATTACTGCCTGACGGTTGTACTCCTCAAAGAGCTGCATATCGGTGTAAACCGGGAACTTGCTCCGGCGGAGCTTCAGCAGAAGAGCACCTTCAGCCTTTCCTATCCGGCGTGCGGCCATATTCCCTGTATTCTTGTTAACCAGTGCCACATAACTTTCGCGCTTGTACTGGTTGAACTTCTCTCGCAGACGGGCCGGATTTTTCGGCAGTGTGTGGCCTGTAATTTCGCGGAGACGCTCACAGCAAATCTGAACGCTGCTCCATGTTTCCGCACGACGGGCAAAACCTCCTTTGGCGTGTTCCACACTGCGTGCCTTCTCCGTACGCACCATTTCGTTCATCACCTGGGCGTTCAGGATGTATTCCAGTTGTCTGGCAGGCTCGATACGTGGCTCAAATTCCTTGTAGAAGCGTACAGCTTCGGCATCGAACCGGATCTGTGTGTTAATGTACTTTTCCTGCTCACGCTGTTTCATTTCCTCGTATGCGTTTTTGAATGTGTCATCGTATGCTGCACGGAGCCGTTCCGGCATGGAGCGGTAGGCAATCAGGGCCTCGCGTCCGTTACCTCCCCGCTGGAGGAGGGTAAGCTTGCCTTCACGTACATACTTGTCGTAAGTGGGCTTACTGATAATTCCACCACGAACAAGTTCCGTAAAGCTGACGCATAATGTGTTTCCGTACATTTCCATGATTAATTCGTTAAGATTGTAGTCCGGCTCCGGGGCTTGAACCCGGATGGCAGCCGCTTCACTCCTTCTTTTTACCATATTCCCAATTCCTATTGAAAACAGCCCAATATGTCAAATTACAGTCGTTATCCTGAATGTGTGAAGTTCTGCAAGCCGTGTGTGATTTATTCCTTTTTCTGTACTTCCCGCTTCTTTATTTCTTCATCCATCCATTCCTGGTATTCTTTATCCTCCTTGTCCATCCGTATTGCAGCAGGTATGAGTGCCAGGCAGAGGCAGGTTGTTATAATCAGGTTCATTGTACCGTCTGTCAGCCGGTTCAGTATGGCTGCTGCCAGTATCAGCAGCAGATAGCGTGTGGTTGTATTGATTCGTTTCATGATTCTATGATTTTGAGTTTGGTGCCATCCCTATTCTCGCGAACCGGAATAGCGAGGTGTATTCATCACTTATGCAGTTGGTTGATGTCTTTCTCTTTTCTTAATTTCCTCAAACAGTTGTGCCTGCATCTTTATCAGCATGCAAAACTCTTCATCTTGAATAGCTTCGCGAAATCCTCTGTCGCCTTTTACCAAGTCTATCAGTCCGCATACATGTTCAAGCTGGGATTCAATGTTCTTAAAGGAGTATTTTGTAAAATTCATACAGATTATTTTAAAGGTTAATAACTTCCTCATACGGGTTTTCCAATTTCTTCAGCTCGTAGAGTTCCGCTCCGTGATTCAAGGCATACGAGCGGATAAGTCTTGCTGTAGGACTTTTAGTGTCGTATGCCAGAGCGGCATCCACTGTACGGGTTGTAACATTTAGTTTCCGGGCGATTTCTTCTTTCAGCTCTCGGCTTGCTTTGATGAGTTTTCTTGTTTCTGCCATTTCGTTATTGATTTATTTAGTTATGAAATCTACCATGTATTCTCTCTGGAAAGATCCATCTTCATGAATGTGTTCCGATAACCAACGAGATGTCATTTTCCGACTTTCTTCCTCATCAAATGCCAATTCTTCCGGTTCAGGAAGTGTCTCAGTGTTTTTAATCATTCTCGTTAATTCTTCATATACCTCTTTTGGTATTTTTGCATTACTTAAGCTTACCTTATAAGTCACCTCCACCACAAGTGCTCTAACAGCGGTGTTTTCTGATTCGTTTTCCCTGATTCTATCCATAATTTGCGTTTTTAAATATTATTTTCTACCTTTAGGGCGTCTTCTTTATTGAAGACTCTGCAAATGTAAGCACTTTGCGAATATCGTGCAAACATTTTGAGGATTATTTTATTCACATTGAATATATTTTTAAGCAAAATGGATAAGAATAAACGATTGGAAAGGCTTGTAGAATATTATGGGAATGGTAATAAATCCCATTTTGCTAAGATATTAGGCGTTAAGGCTCAAACAATTAACACCTGGTTATCAAGAAATACCTATGACACTGAATTGATATTCGCGAAATGCGACGGTTTAAATGCTGCTTGGCTCTTAACCGGCGAAGGCAACATGCTCAGTTCCGAGTCTGAAAAGGAAGAAAAACTGCCATCCGTAAACCAAACATACGAAGGCGCACCCTACTTTAATGTGGATTTTATAGGAGGATTCGATGTAATTGTGAATGACCAGACGCGGAATCCTGACTTCTACATTAATTACCCTCCCTACAACCAGGAAGGAGTGGTTTGGTGTAACCTCACCGGTCACTCCATGGAACCGGAGATAAGCAATGGTGACATTATCGCACTTCGTGAAGTAACGACACCTATCCAGTATCTTCCGGCCGGAGAAATATATGGTATTGTTACAGCTGAATATCGTACTGTGAAAAGAGTCAGATTAAGCCAGAAAGAAGGTTATATACGGCTTATTCCTTCTAATAAAAGCGAGGAGTTTTGTGAACAGGAGATTCCCATCAGCATGATTCTAAAAGTATATGCAGTTTTGGGAAGCATCAGGAAATTCTTTTAACTATATATTATGAAAAAAGACCTTGATAAAAAATATACCTATGACGAAGTAATAGAGGCTTTAAAAAATGGAGAAATACGTGTTCCTGTTCCTGTACTTACGGGAATGAATGGTTCTAAATACCTCTTGCAACCTTCTCCACACAATGCTAGCGAATTAGACAAATGGGGTTTTACTGAATTTACTATCCATAGTGAAAAATTTAATGTACCATCCTTAGAAACTCCAAATGACGGAACCTGGTTTCAAGGAGGACCGTTATTGAGAGGATTACATCTAGCAGAAACAGAAAGCGAAGTACAAGGATTCTTCCGGAATCTGTCTGTATACGCTCGAAGATATTCTCCATTCAACAAAGGTTATAAAAGATTGTTTGTTCACGAATCAGCTTTGCCTCAGTTAGGGTTAACATTAGACAGAGAATTAATATACAGCCAAAGATTGGAAAAGTTAATAGAGTTAGATGGTGCTCCTCAATATGTAAATTATGAGCAGCGTTTTGGAATTCCCTATTATAATATGGGATTTTCTACGGATTTCAATAAGATTTTCGGTACACATTACGCTGTTCCTGATTTCGAAATCATCTATAAGCCATTCAAAGACGCTGAAGTTTATTGTAACGCAAAAGGAGATGGTATGATTCCGGTTATCTCAGATGGTGACGTTGTAGCCTTAAAAGAAGTACAATTAAAAGATATAGTATATGGTGAGATTTATGCAATAGCAATGAATGATGACTCCGGAATAATTCGCGTAATACGGCGCGGATCTGACTCTTTTAAACTGCGTTTGAGTGCCATAAATGTATATTATAATGATATCGAAATTGATACTCGAGGAATTTTAAAAATATATAAGGTAATGGGATGCATAAAACATTTTTAGTAAGCTGAAAATATGAAAGAAAAAATAGTTTTATTTATCTCAGTATTTTTCTTTATGTGTTCATGTAGTAATACATCGGAAATGGATATTGAGAAATTAGTATCAAATTTTGCCCAATCCTCTTTACCTGAGACCTGGACTTATGAGCCGATTGCATACTCTGTAACTGACAGTGCTATGTCAAAAGTTGAAGACACTAAACAGTATCAAGAACTTGTAGAAGCCCAAACACAATTAGATTCAGCTTTTATTCATGATGAAGCTATAGATTGTTACGAAGAAATGAAAAAACTTAAATCTAAATTTACTCCGCATTATATAGGTAAAAAGATCATTCATGCTTATTTATGCTCAACAGATTTCGGGGATTCTTTATTCATCAATACATATATAGTTGGAGCTGATGGAGATATTACCAAAAGTAATTCAACTTCTGTATATGTTTCATCTCCAGATTCTGTGCGAATGGAGTCAACGAAAAAGCAACTAAAACAATTCCTTGATGAGGCAGTAAAATGGAAATAATTTTTGATTCAATATTTTCTTAATAAAATCACGCTCCCGGACTTTCACCGGGAGCGTTCACCTTAAACCAAATACCTATAAAAACGCAAATTCACAAAAGTATTGGGGCAGAACCCGGACTCGAACCGGAATCTGAAGCAGCTTACCCGGGAGCTCTTCCGCACTATCCTGATTATGCTATTCTGCATCATTTCTACACGCACACACGTTTTCACCGTAAAAATACGTATTATCATCTAAATAAACACTATAAATCAGCAACTTACATTAATTTTACCGCATAATCAATGCGTAAATATATAATACTATCTATATCAAAATATAGACTAAAACACACTAATAGCACACGAAAAAAGCAATCTCCTACCAAATACACGACTTAAAACCAGTTAAAAAGGTATGCCCAACTTTTCATTTTTCGCACAAAAAAAATAAAAAAGGGTATGCCCAACTAGTATGCCCAAAGGTATGCCCAACCCCTTTTTTAACATTTAAGAAAGAGATTCTGAAACCGCTTGTTTTTCCCGTCTAAATGGGTACTTAAACAGATTTCTAAACGCCTAAACAGACATAAATAAAGGCCGAAATAAGCCTTTACAGCCTATTCCAGCCCCGTTTAGGTGATATTTATAGGGTGATGTAACAAAAACGTATTTAAAGCCCGCGTTTAGGCCGTTTAGATGTAAAGCGTTTGTAAAGCAATGTCACATTTCGTTTTGCATTCATATGAAACTCCATTTTTGTTTAACTCGCTGATAAACAAATTGCAACAACATTTTTGCTGCCGTTCTATCTTACACAATTCGTTCTGATGCCCGTAAGATTTGCCATATGAAAAAAAGCAACTTTTGACATTATCCGAACTGTTTCCGATCATCAATTCAAATTCTCCCGGTTCTGTAACAAAAACCAGATTTTCATTATAGAATCCAAGACATTAGTGTCCACTAAAAAATCATAGAAGTTCTTTGAAATTATTGAAATTCAATTTGTTATAGGAGA